GGGCTGTTCAGCAGAAGTCACAGACTCAGGCTGAATTACTTTTTCTTCGATTGCCATGAATTAATTAATCAGATAGTGGGCTAGTAGTTTTCTTTTTTGAAACTTTCTTTTTAGTTTCGATTGTAGCTTTAGTTTCAGCTACTTCTGATTGGAATTCAACCATCTCCCATTTATAAGATCCATCAGACTGAAGAACCTTATGTAAAGATTTTGTCATAGTATTTTATGTACTTGCTCTTTAGTTTACCAAACTATTCAGTTTTGGCTTCATTAGCAGATGGTAATACTTCTCCCTGTACTAAAATATCTCTAAATTCTTCTCTATCTATTACTTGCTGATCGAATAATGATGTTAAAGCTGTAATATCTTGTCCAATTAATCTTTCAATATCAAAATCTCTACTAATTTTTACTTCTGGTGGTTCAATTCCTACATATTTTGCTGAAAAATTAAAACATTTTTGAAGTTTTTGTTCTAATTCCATAGAAACCATAGCAAGCATTGAATTAGTATCAACACGATCTAGTCTTCTAGCGTCAGCAGATTCAGCTACAAACTTTTGTTGACTTAAAGTACTAATTCCAAGAGTAGCCATTTGCATCTGTAGTTCTTTTATTTCAGCCGATTGAGCATCAAAAGCACTACTTGCTGGTTCTACATAATATATTTTGTTACCTGGCTGAGTTGCCATTGCATAATTGACAGAAATAGCTAAATCTTTAGTCTGGTCATCATATCCTTCCATTACTAACATTGGTTGAGATGCAACGTGCAAACTATGTATTAAATCAGCCTGTCTTTGAAAATGTGCAAGATTTAAATATGCAATATCAAGTAAAGGTGGTTTACTTACTAAGTTTTCTGTTTTTCCAGAATAAATAGTAACTAAAGGTATTTCACCTAAAGAAAAATTGCCAGATTCAGCTAATTTATATTCTTGATCTGTAGTACCAGTACTGAACTCGCCCATGTAAGAATTATCATCAACGTCATACATTGCATCAATTTGATCTTTCTTACGAAATACTCTATAACTTCCAGGTTCTATAACTCTTACTTGATCGTAAACTTTTTCTCCAAAATCTCCATCAGGCAATACAGCTTTCTCTGCAATTCTTGCCTGTATAAGATTTCCATAATTAGATTCTCTATCTAATCTCCAACCTAAAAGATTTGTTGGATCTACTTCAATCCAATAAGGTCTGCGGTTTTGTTGCCTTTCTTCAGCCAAACTAAGAGCACCAGAAGGTGCTGGATAGTCAACAAGAATATGACTTTGACCATAAGTAAGAGAACACATCAATATTCTTCTTGCATATTCATCTAAATCGGATCCACAGCCATCGACATCCATTTTAAAAGTCTCAGTCCAGTATGGATCGCCTGTTAATGTTATTGGTTTTCTTAATACAAGACCTGTAGCTGCCCTTATCAATCTTTGTGTAAACGGAGAAAATACAGCACGATTTACTCTTGCCATGTAAGCTGTGTAATCTTCTCTTGGTTCTAAAGGTAAGAATGCTTCACTATTTTCTCTCAAATATTCTGTTCCTTCAGTAACAGCCTTCATTATTTCCCAACCCTTCATCATGTCAAGGACAGCCCTTGTGCGAGTAAAAGGACTGTCTATATCTCCAATAGTGGTAGAGGTTTGTACCTTAGTTCTGTAGTCTCCAGGAATTGAATAAGTCATTTAACACCTCCATCTCTTTAATGCTAACGCCTTTCTAGTAGGTCTGCCCTTACTATCTTTCATTGGTCCTTTTACGCCTTTCATACGAGCACAAAAACTCTTTCTTCTTGCTGCTCTTTTTCCCGTTGGGTTCTTTTCAGTTACAGGTGCTTGTAAATTACTTCCTGTTGCACGGTTGTATTTTGCACGACCTTTCGCAGTAAGTCCACCTCTTTTAGACTTTTCGCCTCTTCCTACAGATAAACTTACTCCTTTTTTGCGTGGCATTACTTTCCTATTTTGGATTGTGCCTTTTTATGGGCTTGGGTAAAAGTATCTCCTGCTCTCATTCTTCTCTTCATAAACTCCATGTGCTTTACACTATGATGCTCAGAGTGTTTAGCCAATAAAGTTTTTTGACGAGGAGTGAGTTTCACTATGCAGCGTTGGTAATAGCACCAGAAGTCTGGAAACTAACACTTACTGTTTCTAATTCACCTGTTGTAGCGGTAAGACTTGTTCCTGTAACAATTCCAGAAAAACTTACTTTTTTACTTCCAGATGTGTCTAAAAATAATTCAAATTGTGCATCTGCTGGATCTTCTACTGTTAAAATATCTGCTAATAAGTTTGCAGTTTCATTTCCACTTGCTGCTGTATAAAGAAAATCTATACTTCCAGTACCAGAAATAAGTCCACCTCGGAAAGCTCTAAAAGTAGCTCCATGAGCAGTTACGTCAAGAGTTTCTTTCGTTGTTTCTAGTGACCAGCCTGTAGTAGATACAACTGCTTCTGTAGTTCCAGATCCGTTTTTAAATTTAACAGAACCTTCTTCACCGCTAAAAAATGCCATGATTCAAAGAGAAAAAAGAGTATTTATAAATAGTTTAACTTGTTGTTGACTTTTTTACAGTGTCTTTTTTCATATTTGCTAGATATTGTTCACATCTGACATCCCACAGAGCAGGATTTCGCTTTCCTTTCACTTTTTCAATGACATCTAGCATTTCTGGTGTGATTTCAGTCATTTTTTCTTAGATTTGGTGGATTTTTTAGTGGACTTTTTCTTTTTGCCCTTTTTAACAGAAGCTATGTAACCCTGACATCTTGCCATTGCATGAGATTTAGCCATTGTTAACTCCTGTTTGTGCGTTTTTTACGCCTATGTTGATATGTTATCTTCTTTTTACCAGTTTTTGCACGTTTAAACCTTTCTTTTTCACTTTTCGACATTTCTCCAGTAGTCTTAGGTGTCTTACTTGATACACGTTTACTAGGTCTACAGGCAGGATAATCTCTTTTTTCGCCTTTTTGCCGACCACAAGGCTTTCCTGTCTTTACATCAACCCAATTTTCTTTAAACCAGCGTTTAAGACCACTATGTCTAGCCACGTTTTTTCCTCGTAGTCTTTTTCTTGCTCTTACTATAACCAGAAGCAGTCCTTTTTTTGCCGTCTGGACCTTTTACATCACCTTTACATACTTTTACAGCATAAGCATTAGCGTAAGCAGAAGGATATACCCTAAACTTTCGTTTGGCTGCTGCTTTACCTCTAGCACATAATTTGCCCATTATTTACCGCCACAACTGCATCTTTTCTTCCCGCCCTTCTTTTTCTTCTTCTTTTTCTTAGTTGTAGAATGATACATGATAAGAATTAGGTAGTTCTTAGTATATTCTAAACGAAGTTTGGCCTAGTGTCTCTGGTTTTGCAAGGTTGAATTGTTGCAGACAAAGATACCCAAAAGCATCAAAAGCGTGGTCAACTCCTAAATTTTTGTTTGGCATACCTGTATTTGGTGCGTAAGTTAACGTCCGAAGTGCTTTTATTAATTCTTTACAACGAGGATGAATAAATGTTCTTTGATCACCGTTTGCATCAAGTAAAGCAGTATTGACAGCAGTAATCTTATCTCTAATTTTCCAAGGTGCTTTTGGACTTAGAACAGTAAAACCAGACCTTCTAAGTATTGTATGGTCTGTTACACCTACTCCACTGGTTTTTCTTGCACTACCTGTAGGGTCAGGACAAGCAATAATTCTTCTATCTACCCCGTACCTTCTGACAACCTCTTCAGTAAAATCCCATGTGGTAGCACCTCCTGTCAGCATAATTTCATCAAAAACATATAAATTGTTGTCATGTTTATACGCACAGATTCCAGCCATAGGATCTACGTTAAAGTCTAATCCCAACAACAATGGCAGCATATGTAGGTCTTGCACTTCTTTATCAATATTGTCATCACTGAAACTAACAGCAACTAAACCAGTAAGATTTTCAAAACTAGCTTCAAATTCCTGTCTAAATGTTCTTGCATCAAGTTGTGACCTAGCAGCTTCAACTTCCTCTGGTGCAACATTACCCCCTTCTATCGTTGTAAAACTCCACCTTTTCCAATCATCCCACTCCTGTTCACCACAAAAACACCACATATCATAAAACCAACTGGCAGTTCCATCAGGTGTACTAATAAACAATGCCCACCCCTGTTTATCCGCTAGAGCAGGTCTAATTACCTCCGCCCATACATCTCGATCCATAAAGGCTGCTTCATCCAATACAACCCCTGCCAGGCTCCTACCCCTCAATGCCATCGCATTCTCTGTACCCTTTAACTCAATAGTCGATCCATTAATCAACTCCAACCTTAAATCTGTTTCATTTTTACTTTGAACCCACACCTTCGGAACCAACTTCTTTAGTTCTTTCCATGCAATATCCTTTGCCATACGATATGTAGGAGCACAATAAAAATAAACCTCTCCAGGTCTGTTTATAGCTCCTCTCAGCAGTTCAATACAGGATAAATATGATTTGCCAAACCTTCTTCCAGCAACCAACACCCGAAATCTTTTATCACAATTAAATACCTCACCCTGTGCATACCTTAAACTAATTTCTGGTCTGTTTTTTACCGCCATATACTCAAAAATAACAGAAATTTCAACTTATACCCCCTATTTATAGCCTATTTCTACATTTTTAGGTTATAGTTCGATTATTAACACCTCTCAGATTAAGTCCGTGGCTTCTTCTACCTTTCCCAACGACATTACACCTCCAATAGCTCAAGCTAATAAAACTCGTAGACCTAGATTTGTAGCTCGCTCTACAGCAGAAAAGGTTCAAGAACGTGCTCAACGCCTCTACTCACGCCAACTAGAAGGTCAAACTACTCGTCAATTAGTAATAGAACATTCTAAAATAGAACAAATATCTATCACAACTGCCTGGGAAGATTGGGGTAGAGTAAAAACTTGGAATACTGAAGATTGGGATAAAGATAGAGAAAATATGCTTCCTCGCTTACAAGCAATGAGAGTACGCTTATTCAATAAAGCAGTTAAAAAAGGTCAACTCCAAACAGCAGCACAAATACTAGACTCCCTAGGCAAAGTAATAGGTGAATCTGTAGAAACTGTAAACATTCAAGCTCCAGAACTTTCAATTAAAGTCGAACCAAAGTAACGAAGATTTCAGATATATATTTAAGTTCCGAGGGGGTGCCAAAATATTCAAAAATTTTAAAATCCTCCCCCATGCTCTCAAATACGCTCTAAGCTGCCTCTGTGCCTCTGTAATACCACTCTAATATCATTTAGGTATAATAGTACCTTCAGAAATTTGGCTTGTCTGAGGCGATCCTCGAAGGACTTTGTAATATTCTTAATAAACCTTTATTTGATATCAAAATTATGTTATTGTGCTATTAGGTTAAAAAATGAGCATGTACTATTGCCAATTTTTAAACTAATCATTTTTAGAAATCCGTTCCCAGTAAATCAATTTAAAAAAATTGTGGATCTGGAAACAACAAAAGGAAATCTAAAAAAAGAATCTAGAAAATTTATCACCCTTCCATTTTATGACTAGAAAAATTCTTGGTATTGTATTTATCTCTGGCGGTAGTAGCTGGGCATGTGAACCAGATACAGTACCACTAGAAATAATTGCATCCAGAGCAGCTAAGAACACTAAAAGATCTTGGAAACATTTATTTAAATTTCCAAAAGAATATCTGTGTCCAGTACATCTATATGATGTTACTAAGTCCGATGGCCTCTGGACTTGTCACCAACATGGTGTTATTCATCCAATTTTAAAAAGTGGCAAGATTGGCAAGAAACCTTGCAAGTTCATCAAAACAATTAAGGTAGTTTTATAACTACCTTAATATTCTTTCCTTTTTACCTTCCAAAAATTATGACTATCAAAAAAGAGATTCAATTTTATAAAAAAAATGTTTACGGTAACGAAAACATTTATTTAAAAAATGAAGTTGATTTCTGGATTTTAGGGTTAACTAATACATTAACTCTACTACCTAGACATATCAGCAATTTAAAAAATGCTGGTTTCGAATTCGTTCAAGTTTTCGAGGATTAAAAAATGAGAACTAAATTATTATTAGTTGCATTCTGTCTATTAACTTGGCAGAGTTATGCGATAATTTCGACTCTTTACGAAAGACTCGAAGCTCGAAGCAATCAGCTAGAGTTATTGATTCAGGAGCTAGATAGATGAAATCTAATTATCTAGAATTAAAATTATTTCTTAATTTAAATGATTCAGAAGTTGCTGAAGTCCTCGAAAATATCGAGGGCTTACAACATATAGAAACATTTAAAGAATTAAAAAAAGAAATTCTTTTAAAGTACGAATCTCAGAAGGCTTTAGAATTATAAATATTTATACCTACTAAGAAATAGTAGGTATTTTTTTAATTAACTATTCTCAATAATTTTTTTTATTGAGAATTAAAAAAATTCCTGGACTAAAAAAAATTAAAAAAAATTTTAAAAAAAATAGACTAATAATAACTAATAATATTTTGAATGAAATTTTGAATGTAAAAATTGAATGAAATTTTGAATGTTTTTTTATTGAATGTCTTAAATAATACCTTACAAATAAACTATTATTTGATATCATATTATTGTAAACATATTATTTTTTTACAAATGACCACAACACCAACAAAAGAATTGAATGAGTCTAATTTTGGTTATGTCACTTATTCAAATGCATTAACAAATTACATCGGCTTGAATCCTTCATTAATTGATGAAGTAATTGTACAAATTTTTCAAAACAAATTTCTTAAGGGAGATTGGGGAATTGTAGAGAGTGATTCAATTAAAACTAACAACCACACTATAAAAAATCAAAATGGTGGTAGTTTATTAGGCGTTTATTTATTATCTACTGGCCGTAAAATATGGATTATGACAGTTGGATACGGATTAACAGAGGATAAAATGGACTTAGAGAATTATACAAAAATGGATTATAACAATACTTGTATCATGTTCCCAGAGGATTATTAAGATGTTTTTAACTTTATTGCCTGCATATGGTAGAGACTACAAAAGTAAAAAAGTTATTATTGATGATTTAAACAATAATAAGGATTTTTTAGAATCTAGTAGTTTAAGAGCTATCAACAAACAACAATTTAAAGAACTAAATATAAGTTCTTTTAATGTTCGATATGATCAGCAAAGAAAAATTACAAATATAAAAATAAAAGATTTAAAAAATTAATACTTTTATTTAGGGATCATTAAAACTGATCCTTAAATAAAATTATTAAATTCACTAGGCGTACATCTCGCAAGTATTAAATTACTAAAAGCCAATTGTTGTAAGTCCTAGTAAACCTTCCAATTTTTTAAAAATTATGAATGATTTATTAAAAATGTCAAAAGGTAATAAAAAATTAAAAAACACTTTAATTTTTGATTTACCAGCTGGTAAAACTTGCCCAAATGCTAATGAATGCAAGTCTTATGTTGTTATGAATGATAATGGCAAGACTTCTATAAAAGATGGCGAAAATAATATTTTTCGATGTTATGCAGCAAGTCAAGAGAATCAATATCCTAACGTATATAAATCTAGAAAGTATAATTTAGATTTAATACTTAAATCATTAAAAGGTGAATATGGATTTTATAGAACATATGAATTAATTCATAATTCTATTCAAAAGCATAAAACTAGAAATATTAATAAAGTTAGAATTCACTCAAGTGGAGACTTTTTTAATGGGGAGTATCTAAGATGTTGGTTCGCAGTAGCTAGACTTAATCCACTAATAAAGTTTTATTGTTATTCTAAGTCCTTGCACTTGTTTGGAACTAATTTATCCTTACCAGATAATTTCTTTTTAACTGCTTCAATGGGCGGCAAGCGTGATGATTTAATTCATAAGGGATATTTTAAAAGATGGGCAATAGTTGTTAATTCAAAAGAGGAAGCAATTAAAAAAGGTATTGAACATATAGGCAAGCCTTACAAAATAGACAAGGATGACTCAAGTTGCTTTAAACCTGATCCCTTTGCGTTATTGATACATGGAACTCAAAAAAAGGGATATTTCAAAAATTTAAAATAATTATTTAATTTTTAAAAAGTAAAAAATCAAAAATTGAAATAAAAAATCAAAATTTGTTTTTTTTACTTTTTGGCTTGAATGGGTTGAATGGATGAATGATTGAATGTCAGATTGACTAAATTCTGAATGATCATGAATGAATTGTTTAACTCTTGACATATATATATGTATAAACTATATATATGATATCATATATATATTAATCTCATATAAACAAAAATTATGAATGAATCGAAAATTAATTTAGAAAAAAAAGTAACAATTTTACTGAATATTTTATCGGTATTATGTGAGTTAGCAGAAAGGGATGCTACTTTCTTTTTACCTCAAAAAGGTAATGAAATAGATTATGAAGAGTCAATTAGATATTTAGTAAGAGAGATACAAATTACTAGTAGGAGAATTGATTAATGAATAAAAAAGAATTTAGGGATGATGCTTTTGAAACTATTAGAGACTTAATGGGTGATGGAGAACCTAAGGATGAAATAAAGAAGCAATTAGAAAATACCTATCCAGATGTGCATCCTAATACTTTTTATAAATGGATGAATATTGTAGAAAAAGAACCTGAGATAATACATAAAGATGATGAAAGATTTTTTAAAATTCAAAAAGAAAATGAAGAAAAATCTAAATTTAAAAAACAATTATTTAATGATGCTAAAAAAGAATATTTAAAAGCTAAAAAAGAAGATACAGATCCTAAATTAATACAATCACTTCGCCAAGAATGTCGATCTTGGCTTAAACCTTACTAAATTCAAAAGCTAAATTAGCTAGCTAAAACGATGATTGACAACCCATTACCAGATCAACTTATGCAAGAAAAGGAAACTCTTTATGTTAATGAAAAATATGAAGAGCATTGTGCAGATAGTGCTAGAAACTTAGCACAGGAACATAATCTACATCCAGATTATTATGAACCTTTTATAGAGTTCTATATTGAAGAATGTAGAGAATCAGATAGAGGATATTTTTTTTCTGATGATAAATATATTATTGATTGTTGGTGGGATCATAATAAAGATTTATATGAAACTAAAACACCTTATATGGAGATAAAAAAATGAAGTCATTTAAAATTACCTGTGCAGAAGTTAACTATTTTGAAATAGAAGTAGATGCTGATTCAATAGAGGAAGCAAAAGCTAAAGCTAAAAAAGATATAAATTCATTTGAAGTGTTAGATGAATATACTTCAGAATGGGATTTTAATAATTGGGAGGAAATCAAAAATGATTAAAAATTTATTTGATTCTGGAATTTGTGTAGATTGTGGTAAACCTTGCCATCTTGGTAGTGGTAGAGGTTTCAATAGGTATGCAGTTTATACAGATGAATATGAAGGATGGAGGTGTGGAGAATGTGCAGAAGAATTAGACAATCTATTCGAGAAATTAAAAGAAAAATAATTATTTTTTAGTTTTTATAACAAAATCGTGTATAGCTTCACGAATTAAAAAACCTATTGAGAGTCCTGCTCTTGATAGGTCTTTTAAATGTTGATAATCATCAGGATTTACAGACACACTAATTCTTTTTAGGGTTTCTCTTTTCTCTTCAGTAACGTTTTCAGACATAATGAATGGCAAACTTATACCATAATACTAGCACATAGATATTTTTCAACTATGAATGTCGTGTAAAAAGAAAAAGAAAAGAACCAAAAGAAAAAGAAATATAATATAAGTAAATAAATATTTATAAGAACTATATATGTATTAATAATGTATATATATAAATATATATATATTAATAAATAAGGAAAAAACTTTTTCTTGACAGAATATAAACTCAATATTACACTTACATACAAAGACATAAACTTATGCCAAAAGAGAAACTTACGTTGTATTTAGAGCCAGAACATATTGAATGGCTTGAATCACAAACAAATGAAGAACACAAAGTATCTGCTGTTGTCAGAAACCTAATTAGAAAAGCTATGAAACTTAAATCAAAAAGAAAATCAGTTGCTTCTGATCCTTTTTCTTATTACATAATTAATCCAGAAGTAATACCTGATGATTTAAAAGAATATGCAGATCTTTTAATTGAATGGTGGCCTATAAGAAAGAAAAAAGGTGCATCATGTACTCAAAGCGTTGCTAACCGCATCTTCGACACACTCAGGTCATTTCCATCACAGGATAGAAAAGAAGCTCTTGAGAAAGCAATTACGGCTGGCTGGAAGGATATATATCCAGTTAAGAAGGGTTATAAACCAGAAGAGCCAAAAAATAATCATCCAGCATCAAGAGTATTTACAGCAAAAGGAGGTTTTCAATCATGAAAGATTATTTATTCAACGGCAACAAAGAACTAAGAAAAGCTTGGGAGGAAGCCGATGCACAGGGTAAAAAAGAACTTGAGGAAATTGATGATTTTATTACAAGTCAACCAAAAGGTTGGAAAGATCAGTTTGTAAGTTTACCTAAAGATCAAGCTGGGATTTTTGTAATGGAATCAATGCAAGAATATAAACATTATTTGGAAGTTGCAAAAAAAGAAACTGATAAAGATCTTAGAGATAAATTATTATCTTGTAGCCATGAAGAACGCAAAGGTTTTTATTATGCAGCAGCGGAGGAACAAAGAAGATTATTATTTAAAGAACCTTGGTTGTTAAGGAATTTTGATTATGAAACTCGAATGGAAATATTGTCTGAATACACACCTGAACAACAGGCAAATATGAAAGCAAGGATGGATTTGGAAGATGACTTCAGAAGAGAAAAAAGAAAGGGGTTTGGATAATGGAAAAACTATTTGATATATCTGTTGTCAATACACTTAAAGACGGCATAAAAAAAGGTTGGTGGACTTTAGAAGATTTAGACAAACCACCCCCAGGATGGACAGAATGTGTAAACAACACCAAAGGTAACAAAGCATTTCCGCAAGGTTACCAAGGTGTCGAATATCAAAACCTTGCTAGGGTAAAGACACCCAAACCTAAAAAGGAAACAATAGAAATTATTGATCCTAAAGACCTTCCAACTTACGACTTCTAACAATGAAAACCTTCCAACTACTAAAACCACTTCCCATTAAAAGAGATGAGAAAAATCATAGATATGTAAATATCGAGACTAAGCAATGGATGTCCTATTCAACTACTGAAGTATGTAGTGAACTGACAGAAGAAGATAGACAAAATATTGAAATGTGGAGATCACAATGGCAGCCCAGAGGAGAAAAATGTCATGAGTGTCTAGCTGAACATATGTTAGGCAATGGCAAGATTGATCCTGATGAATATGGTGCATGGGTTGAACCTTTACTTCAACATGAATTGTTCACACATTTTGAACCAATGGCTATTGAACATATGATGGCTATCCCAGATAAGTCAGTTGGTGGTCAACTTGATCTACTTGGTCGAGATACTAAAACTAACCAGATAAGATTGATTGATTTAAAAACAAAAAGCAGTTGCAATTACTTCATGCGAAAGAGAAAGAAAGAAGGTTTGTTATATATCGAGGATCTTGATATGTATTGGAAAGAACCTTATTCAACTGATAAACAACTTGGTTGCTACGTTGAGATGTTAAAACTAAACTATGGAATAACTCCAGATGTATGTAATACGATTTGGGCATTTGAAGGTAGATGTATCATGAACATTGATCAACCAACAGAGAGATGCGAAGCTGCATGGCAGAAAGCATGGGAGAAGTTTGAATCAGAACAGGAATTGTTTTAATGACAAAACAAGAAAAAATACAGGCTGCTCAGAAACGTATTGAGGAGCTAAGAAAACTTATCTCGGAGTGGACTAAAAGATGAGATATATACTTGATGTCTCAGGTAGAGACTTAGAGCTAATCAAAGCATCTATTGTTAACTTTGAAAGGTCATTAGAAATGTCATCACAGGGAGATTTCAGTCACTTGATTGATGAATTAAATAACACTTATCTAAGTCTTAAAAGACAAAAAACAAAACAATTAAATTCAAAACTAAGAAGAAAATGGAAAGTAATGAGATGAAATGTTTTTATCGTGAACTTGATAGAAGAAAAAAGTATTTGATCACAAAATTAAATAATGAAATTGCAACACTTGAATGGCAATGGTTTCAAAAAGAAATTACAGATAAAGAATATGTTGTTCAATATAAAAATTTAGAAAAACGTATAGAGGAACTAAAAGGATGACTAATCCAAATAAAAGAAAAGGAGACAAAGCTGAAAGAGAAGCAGCAGAATTGATGACAGAAGTTACTGGCTTTGAGTGTCAGCGAAATCTCAGTGCAGGTATTCCAGGTGACGTTGGTGATTTGCATGGAATACCAAATACTGTGATACAGGTATGTGATTGGGCCGATAAGAATAAAGCTTGTCTAGTAAAACCCAGGGAGGTGGAAACACAGAGAAAAAATGCTGGTGTGGACTTTGTTGCAAGCATGGTTAGGTTCAGAGGAGGTCAATGGAGAATGGTCTTGACTCCAGAACAATTCAACACTTTGTTACAAGCTGCCTTGCAGTAAACATGATATATGTGTAATATAATTATCAAGTAAACAATTACTCATGGCCACTAAACAGCCTTCGACATTAGTTGAAGCACTTAATGCTTTTCAAAAAGAGCATCATGCTGCTGGAAAGGATGGAACTAATCCTTTTTACAAAAGCAAATACACTACATTAGGTCAAGCATTGTTAGCTATTCAACCAGCTACAGAGTTTGGTCTTTGTCATACACAATTGAATGATTTTGTAATCACTCCAGAAGGAGAAGTTATTACGATAGTCATTACAAAATTGATGCACGTTTCTGGAGATGAACCTATAGTCAGCAGATTTCCTGTTCCGAAGATTCCTAGTAACGTAAAGAATGTTCATCAAGAAGCTGGTTCTGCTCAAACCTATGCTCGTAGATATGGATTACTTTCTGTCTACGGATTAGCTAACGATGATGATGATGGTAACTCACTTACCAAAACACCACCACCAAAAGTTGGTGTAGGTAATACTCGTACAAAACCAAATGAAAAGCTAGAGCCTACATCTGTTTTAGATAAACTTCCTGATCCTATTACTAAGGAAGCAAAAGAAGTAATCCTTGAAAAGCTACAGGCACTTCATCAAACGAAGCCACTTAAGATGAAAGAAGTAGTCGAATCTTTCAGAAAAAAGTTCAGTATTAAAGATACAAAAATTACCAGACATATTACTACTGCTGAACATGGTGAGTTTTTAGCTCTTGAAATCTCTAAGATAGATGAGAACTTATGACACCAGATGAAACTGCCAACACTGCGAGAGAACAAGTATTGAATGAACTTCTTCTCCGCAAACAGCAACGTAAAAAAGATTGGAACAAGAACATTTTTAGTGTCAGAACAAATGACACTCTTGCTTCTAAAATAAAAAATCATTGTAAAGAAAACAAAGTTTCTTTTAATTCATTCTTTAACACTTTATTAACTCAATTTTTTAATTAATTATGGAATTTAATCCAGCACTACCTCTTCCTATAAAATGGAATATTGGCGATGATCGCTTTAACGAAGGTCAACAAGTTTTGAGTCTCACAATTCCTGTTGACTCTGTAACTCATTTGATAGATCATTTACAAAACCTTGTAAATACTAAAGCAAAAGAAGGAGAAGTATATGACTTTGCCAAAAAAGAAAAAGTTAAAACTCAATGTGTACAAATCTTCTCTAAAGCGATGGATGGCCCATACGGAGTATTTGGCAACATTAATCCACAGAAGATTGACACAGGAGTAAATGAAGAGTTACCTTTCTAAACCTAAAGATGAATATTTAGTTAAAGATCCTAACCTAAATATTCATTTTAAGATCATTAATGGTGTACGCTACTGGCTTACACCTCCTCCTTTAGACTATAAAAAATGACACCAGTTAAAAAATCTATAGCTAAGTTACGCAAACTTAAAGATATAAGACGTAAAAACTTAGAAAAAAACTTTATAGAAATACAAATGAAAGGTCAAGATCATTATGTTTTTATAAAAGAAAATAGTAAAGCTCAAGTTGTTTATGATGAAGGTCGTTGGGTTACAGAACATATAAGAACTGCAATCCTTAAATACAATTATGAAATTGACAAGATAGATAAATTATTAATCAAAGACTTTACTGATGAAGAACTTAACGAGTACGAAAAAACTTTGCAATAGGATTCATTGGTTTTCTTTTTTCTTTTCTCATTTGAGCTACTACACGATTAGCTTCTAATTCTATAAGTCTATTTAACAGCGAAGCCATGAAAATATCCTGATCAAATTTTTTTCTAACCATATGCGTGCAATATCTTTTTATATTATCTAAATCGTTACTCTGCATAATTTCTCTACATTGCATTTCAATCTGAAGTTCTAATTCAGGAGGTGCTGGTTCAATATCTATGTTGAGAAATTTAGTAACTTTCATTTTACTGGAAATAATTTTTGTTCAATCATTTTAACTATTGCGTCATCTACATCATTATCAGTTTTTGCCACCATAGCCTTTAGTAATGATAATGCTGCCTTACGTAAAGATTCTGATTTACCAAACTTGATAAATATTCCAATTAAAAATTTTGACATGACTTATGTATATCTATTTCTACCTTAACGCTTATTGCCAATCTTGGCCTCAATCTTTATATTTATAGTATACCACTAGGATTATGACAACAAAAGACCCAAAAACCGAACCAATAATAGAAGAAAAAGAAGAGAAAGATGGTCCTTCTCTTATCTCAAATTTAGTCCAAATGATTATTTTGTTTTGGAGTTTAGCAGTAATTTCTTTTGCGTATTTCGGAAATTCAACTAAACAAATTGACACCACATTTGCTGCTGGATTGCTGTCAGCAGTAATGTCAAATATGGGTCTGCAAGTGAAAAACAGCAGTAATGGCAAGAAGCGGCCTAATAATGTAACATCAGGTAAAGATCCTTCAAGTAAATGAAAAAAATTATTCCACTTTTGCTAGTTGCTGGTATTCCAGCTTCATATGCTGGAGGCATAAGTCATTCAATTTCTTCTTCAGTGC